ACGTCAAACCTCCTTATTCTCAGCGTAAGCTTTTTTGAGCCCCTTGCTCATTTATGCTCCGTTTTCAATAACTTCTGTAAAACTGCGATTGCCCCTCTTCGCTCTACAATCTCATTTGGCAATTCATTATACCGGGCAACCGCCTCCTCTTGGATTTTTTCCAGGGCTTTTAATTCTTTTTTGATTGTGTCTCTATCCATTATACGAAATCCTCTACCAATTGACGATTAAGTTCCTCTATTTTACCTTCAAGTTTTTTAATGTCAGTAGTAAGCTGGCCACGTTTCTTGACTGCCTGGTTTACCTTTTCATCTAAAGTGCTGCACATCTGTAAGGCTTCATCATACTGACCCTGCAGAACGGCCAGCCGATCCTGTACTGCTGATTTTGTTAAGTCCATCATAACCTCTCTTTAAGTGTCTATCCCGCCAGCCGCCCTATAACGGGCTAACAAGGTATTGAATTGCGTTCTAAGTTCCTGGACATCGGATAAAGCTGCGGCAGTATCATCGAGTTCCGCGCCGTGAATAACTCCGGCATCTGCTACAGCAGCCCCTTGATTGCCGACAACCTGAGTACCATCAACAGCATAAGCCTGTTCTACATTCATCGAGCCGGAGGCCCCGGTAAGCGATAGACCATGAGTAATAATGGTTGGAATATGAGCGCTGTCCATTGTAGGGATTCGAGCTATGGCCAGGGTGTCCGATGTGATCTTATTCGCTGAGAGATTTGGTATCCGGGCCGTGGAGAAAGTGCCAGTCTGTATCTTGGTAGCATCCAACGGAGGAATACATCCAGAATTAATGAGTCCAGTTATAAGCAATCCAGTAGCGTCACCTGTTATAACCGATACTATTGAGCCAGAGTTGTAGAATATTATTCTTTCCGCTCCTGCAAATGCACCTATCTCTATTCTGTCATTGCCAGCCGCACTTGTCTTTATCCCGCCGGTTGATTTAAGAACACCCTGAATTTCCACATCGGAATCAAAAACAGTGGCTGATGTTACATGAATCTGTGCTCCAGAAAGTCCTGCCGTGGCTGAGATTTCACTGGCCGTAATAGTATTGGCTGCTACCTCATTCGCCGTAACTGTATTGGCTGCGATATTATCAGCAGTGAGCAAGGCAAGTCTTCCACCGCTACCACCGAATACTTGATACTCTGCTTTCTTCCCAGAAGCCACGTTCTTCGCTACGGCTATAAGAATCTTTCCGGCTCCAACTGCCGTGGCTGGCGTAGTCGTAGTTTGAAAGGCTGTTTCCGATATGTTTATGTCCAGATAAATGTAGGTCAATGCTGATATGTCACCGGTATTGCCCGCATTTATGGCATAAACGGTACCGTCAGTCAATGTGATCGCAGCGGCTTCCCAAGCTACGGTATTGTGATCGGTTGCTGAAAAGGCACCAGCAAACTGCCAACCAAAAAGGGCAATTTCGCCTACCTTGTCGGCAGTTACTGCATTGTCCGCAAGACCGGCAGCAGCGATCTGTTCCGCAGTCAGGACCGATGTCCAAGCACAGTAGGCACTCTCATTTCCGGCGTAATCTACGGCTTTGGCACGGAACTGAAATGTGTCTCCCGCCGCTGCCTGAGTCTGAGTAGAAGCCATAAGATAAAAAGCCTTAGTGTCTACTACTCCATCGACAGTTGACGGAACATACGTTGCGTTACCACCATTGAGCCGATACTGAACTACCCAATGGTCCCAGTCCGGACAGTCTCCTTCACCGCGGGCCGGGGCCGAGAAAGCCACTTGAAAGACGAGAGCCAGTTTAGTGATAGTCAAGCTGGGAACGTCCGGCGCCGTGGCATCCGTAGATGGATCAACTTCTTGAGCAGTAGACCAAGCTCCTACATGGCCACTCGGTGCCATGGCAACGGCAGCCGCAGCGATTTGGACATTGGATCGGCGACTGAAATGATCTCCCTGAATCTCATAATAGAAGATCAGAGGTCTGTTGGAGACAGTACTTTTGATACCTGGGATTATAGACCAGGCACCCCAGTTTTCTATATCGTCTTCCCATTGACGAGTCCGAACACGATAGCCGTCAACGTAATGACGCTCTCCATCGGCGGCCTGTATTTTTATCTTTATAAGAAATTTTTGAGCTGTGGTCTGGATTATCTCTGGATACCCGCCCTCCGTCAGCAATGTCGGGGCCGAAGGTGTCCAATCGGGGGCAACAGATCGAAGACTCCAGGCAGTTTGCGTGTCGCTTGCAGTGCTTTTCGTGTAGTCCGTAGCAATCGTAATCAGGCGAAACAGGGCAAACGATGGAACCATGATGTCGTCGGCTTCGAAATCCTTATATAGAATCTTTTGACTGCCCTGGCTCTGAAGCGAAGCCGTAAAGCTGTGTACGTCGTTGTATTCTTCCGTTTCTACGTTGTACTTCTGAACGCAGTACCATAAAGCATTCGGGGCTACTGAAGTGATTCGAACACGCCATCCGCCAGGGATGCCTTCTACCTCCCAGTCTGGATTGCTGACTCCTGGATCCTCGATGTACTCTTCCGGAGCCACTGCCCCACTGGACCCGAACAGAGACTTGAGAGTTCTGACCGACACCCGCTTGAGCACAGACGGAGCGTCGGCATCCTCAATTACCATCGTATCGGTATCGGTCAGCTCTGTCAGTTCGGTCAGTTCATGTGCGTATTTTCCGCTCATCAGATAATGCGCTCTCCTCTTGTGAGAGAAACTATCTCGTCAAACCGGACAGGGACTTGCACATCATACTGGGCATTATACCCATCTATGAGCCTGTAAGCGCTCCGTTCGACTCCAATTGCCTCCGCTGCGTTGAGGCTCTTTAATGCCTGGGCCTCTGCTAGTTCCAGGATCACATCCTGAACGCTCTCAGAGAGTGCACAAGCCGTGTTAACCCCGGATGTGATGCCCAGCCTGCGCAGGGCAGACTCATCGAAGTCGAATGCTCCGGCAGCACTAATCACTGATGCAGCAGGAGGCGAGATGGCAAAGAACCGGCTCGCTCCAGTGTATGCCGTTACTACATGATGCGAAGCTTTCGTTCTCAGGTATAGTACAGCCCCGACGTATGCACTGTCAACGGCAGACAAACCCTGATCATCGTCTCCTGCAAATCCCGTAGTCACGGCTGGATCACGTGGTGCATAAGTAAAGGTTAGCGTCTCAAGGGCCATGTCCGTCGGAGCGGCTTTGTACGTTATGTCAAAGGTATACCCGGAATACGGATTCACGTACAGCGTGTTGCCTATGATCCAGTATTTAGGAGCAGTATAGTCGTACGTGACCTGATTGTCGGAGTTCTCTCGGCGCTGCGCATCGGTCAGGAACTCACAGTAGTACCCTCCGGAGTGCTTGATCGAGATTATGCCAGCCCGTCCGTTGAACAGAGCGGGACTCAGACCGGTCAGGTCGAATCCAGAGGCCCCTCCAGGACTCTGACTGGTGGCACTGTTGACCAGCTCGGGCACCATGAAGTGTTCCAGTCTGGCTACGGCTACCCGCTGGGCCCTATTGAGCAAGTGCACCAGCTCCAAGGGAGTCCACACGCGATCCTTGTCGCGTGGCTGAAGTCTGGCTCTCAGAGTATCGTACATCTCTGCCAATGTCATGCTTTGTTAGCCTCCTCGAACGCTTTCCTCTGTTCCTCTTGATAGTCCAGGATCATGTCGATGATCTCGGCGCGACTGCGACCCTTTCCCTGCTTCTTCGTGATAAGCTTCCGCCTGACAGCCAAGCGAAGCAGGTCATCGTAATCATTGATCCTTTCCAGTTTCTTCCGGTCGTACTTCGGTGTGTATCTCTTGGCTCCACGCAGGTACTTGTCGGCGAGTTTCTTGGTCATGCTGCGGCACTTCGCCGGATTGTCCTGCCAGCCTGGATCTTCATTGTCGGCTGCTTCAAACTCTTCCCGAGTATTGAAAAGCCTCGGTTCTACCTTCGGATGATAGCACACATGTGGAAACAAAATCGTAGACGAGTCGGCCCGTATAGGTCGCATGGATTGACTCCTGAAAAGGTAAAAGGGGGACCCGAAGGCCCCCCATTAAGATTAAGACACTTGGGAGTACACACCAAGAAGGACAATGTCCCGAAGAACGTCAGCGTCTGTGGTGTACGCAGCTGCCATCTTCGCACAGCCGTCTGCCGTTCGGGTAGCGTGGTCTATAACAAAGTTATCAGCCGCAGCTGCAACCTTGAGATAGGCACCGGCAGTGATATCAGTATCACCATTGACATAGCCACTGCATGGACCCCTCACTTGAATCCAAGTCAGCACGTTCTTGGGCTCGTCGCGCCAAGGAACGCCAATACGGAGAAACAGAGTACCAGTGTCGGCAGGAGCTGCTGTTACCAACTCCTGACCAGCAGTGGTACCGTAGTCAATCATGTACGGCATGCCCTTGGTTAATGCTGCATGGGTATAAACTGACAGGTACTCCTTGTCTCCCACTACCAGTTCTACCCCTGCATGTAACGGACGCCGATTCAGGCTCTTCCAACCCTCGTCGCCGAGACCTTTCCCGAATCTGGCATCAATGTTCTCGCCCATTTGTTTCCTCCATGGGAAAGGTTTATGTAGCGCCAATGTTTACTTGAATGCCAAGAAGGACGATCCGGTGCGAACCAGTGGCATTATTGGTGTATGCAGCCGCCATTTTTGCCGCTCCTTTCGCAGTCCGAGTCGCGTGGTCCTTGACAAAGTATGTGCCGCCGTTCAGCACTTCAAGATAGTCACCGGCAACCACATCGGTAGTGCCGTTTACAAGAGCGTCGCACGGTCCTTTGATCTGGAGCCAGGCAAGTACTCCCTTGCTTTCAGACCGCCACGGGACACCGATATAGTGAAATATCGTAGTCGTAGCAGGAGCTACAGACACAAGCTCCTGCCCAGAAGTAGTGCCGTACGTAATCTGGTATGGCTGTCCCTTGGTCAAGGCCGCGTGAGTGTAAACTGCGAGAAACACCTTCGGACCGATCTTCAGTTTCAGACCGGCATGCTCCGGCTGTCGGTTCAGGCTTTTCTCGCCCGAATCAGTCAGACCCTTTCCAAATCTGATGTTTAGGTTGTCACGCACTTTTACCTCCTAGTCGACTGGAAAGGAGGGCCAAGTGACCCTCCAGGCCAGTCAAGTGAGCGTTTAACCCAGCAGACGGACAGCCAGATCGGGATAAAGGGCTTTCTTCCCATACAGCACATCCAGACGGATAACCTCGTAGTCCGTCAGAATGTTGTAGTCCTTGATGACACGGATTCCCACGCCGTTGTAGTTCTCCTGAGCCTTGAAAGAAGCGCCGTCAGGCATTTCCAGGGGAACCACCACAAGAGCGAAGGCATTCTTGTGGAATGCCAAGTTCTGCGGCCCTGCGGTGTGGGTTACGACAGTTAGGGCATCGCCATCGGCAGGCAGCGAATCCACTGTGCTGAAAGCAGCGTTGTCGGGAGTACCGGCAGAGCCAGCATAGTAAATCGGAGCCGGACGGACATGCACCGGCACATCGTAAGTGCTTGCCGTAGGCGTAGACGGCTCAGTTCCGACAGTAGTCCCATTACCGATAACCGTGAAGTGTTTCAGGTGAGCCAGCTTCGCACGGCTGATGGGATTAATGTCGTATACGGTAGCGACCTGAACAACGTCACCGATCTTGACAGAGCTGGCTGTTTCCGCGCCAAATCCATCAAAGTTGGTGGCTTCGTAGTTCGCATCGTATGTTTCTGTGGCAGCTGCTTGGTCCCAAGCAGGTGTTCCGGGCCACCCACCGGGAGTATGAGTACGGATATTCTGGTCCATAAGAATATCCATACCAGCCAGCGTCCCGAGGTAGCCTCGGTTTACGAGAGCCTCGACACGCTGCTGTAGGAACAGACCCTTCAAGGCATCTGCGAGACTCCAGTTGGCAGTCGGGTCTAGAACGAGTCTGCGGTCGGTCTGCGGGCATCCAGCCATGTCAAGCATGGCCGCCGCATCACCGAGATCGGAGAAACTCTCCGGGGTTTCGCCAGGTGTTCCTACACACCGGTGTACATCGGTGTACAGGCCACACATGGCGTAGTCGATATCATTAGCGAGCGCGATCCCGGCAGGCTCGATATACCGTTCGTTGTACTTATCGACGGTAAGAGTCAAGTCTGCTGTCAGGAACTGCCACGGCACGTTAATCTGAGTATCGACATCAATGCTTTCGTACGATTCCTTAACGTTCGCGATGTCGTTGGTAACGTCAGCACCCGAGTGGGTGATGAACTTGACGGGCTTGCGGATTCGCACGGAACTTCCAACCTTGGGAGCTCCAAACTCGGTCACATACTGCCTGTGAACGAGATTTCCCATGACCATATTGTTAAGCAGGTGGGCTAATGCCTCACGCGCAATGATGGTCGGTGAAATGAGGGTGTTGGCCACTGTTACGAACTCCTATTCTAACTCGGGTTCAGCCTCAACTTCTTGAGCTGGTCCTGCTTCTTCCGAGCCATGAAGTCCTGTATCGGCTCCGTTTCCGGATCCGGCAGGGCTCCAGTATCGGAGCCTTCAAGATTAGGAACAGGCTCTGGGGCACCAGACGGAATCGGGGTTGACGCAGCCTGTAGCTGCGCACTTAACTGGCCAAGTCGTATAGCTGCTGCCATGGGATTCGACTCTGCTTCTCGCAGAATTGTATCGGCTAGGTCGGCATGAGTTCCCAAATGATGAGCCACGTCCACTCCGTTGTCTGCATTCAAGACGGCGTTCAGGATCACGCCATTCTTGTCATACAAGTCGGGAGAGAGAGCAACAGAACTGAAATCATTATACTTCTGAGATCCTTCTCTTGCAAACTCATCATATTGGGCATCGAGCTTACGCTGCGCATCCTGCTCAGCGCGAGACTTGCGATCCTTATCGAGTTCCTCACGCAAAACTCGAGCAGTCCGTTCCAGGGTCTGCTCTGCCAAATAATCGGCATACGCACGGGAATACTCGGCATCGGTATCGTAATCCTCGGGTTCCGGAGTCTTTCCCTTCTGTGTGCCAGCGGGCTCTTCAGAGGGAGCCGCTTTGCTCTTCAGGGACTCGAGTTCGGCCAGAAGGTCCTGCTCCCGCTTTACAGCAGCAGCTTCCCTGCGTTCGGCCTCTCGTTGCTTCCGGACAACTTCGTTGATGCGCTCCTGTACTCTGTCGCGGCGTTGCTGCTCAGAGTCAAGCTGGTCAGTTTCAGTTGGAGTCTCCGTGGTCTCCGTGGTTTCTTCTTGCGGAGTGTCGGGCAGAGCGCCCTCTTGGTCGGTCGACGGGGAAAAGTCCTCGTGCGTCTCTACCATCGGGTCAAGCTCTGGGTTCATCGGTACGATGTCTAGTCTGTCAGCCACTGTGGGCCTCCTGTTTCAGCCCGGTGAAAACGGCACCGGTTCCGCGCCTCGTGAAAGCCACGAGTAAACTATCCAGTCGGCAATCCAACTCCGGCCTCTGAAAAGATCTTTGCTGCATTGCCCTGAGATGTTAAGGCATCGAAGTGTGCCTTATCTGCTTGCGCTTTCTTCAACTTCGCGTCTAGTTCTGCACCCGCCTGCTCTTCCGGGCTTGGACCCTCTTGCTGTCCTCCACCAGTGAGCTGCTTCAGATAGAACTCAGACACCGGTTTCAGCACTTCAGCGATCTCTTGAGCTCCAGGCCAGTCCATGCTCTGGACCAACTTGTGTCCGATCAGCAGGAAGATCTCCGGGTTAGACTGCGCGATCTTCATCATGGCCTCGAGGGCTTCCTGGCGCTGAGTAGTGTATGACGGACCGGCATCGATTACGACATCATAGCGGCCTATCGTCAGGTCGTTCAGCAGAGTTCCGTCCTCCTGCTTCTTATTGATCGGGACAAGCGACTGATTTCCGTCCTTACCCGTAATCCGGATAACACGTGACGTGTCATATATGCGGGGAATCAAGTCTATCAGAATCTTTCCCAGATACCCAAGCGAACGGATAAAATTGTTTATATATGCATATGTCGCAGTGTCGCCTTCTCGCTGGCGTAGCAGAATAGCCCGTCCCGAGGTCTCGTTCGATTTTGCGCCCAAAGAAGGATCGTACAGCCCTGTGGTGCTCTTTATGTGTTCACTGTTGATTTTCGCCCGCTGCTCCAGTCCCGTCGGAATGCCGGGCATCGACTGCCGCTTCGGAGGCGGGGCGTTGATATCTGCATTGTACAGCAAGTAGGGCATCGACCGCTCGTGCGACTGCCCCCATGCTCGCTCATGCTTGTCTATCTGCTTTCCGGTCAGCAGCCAAGGTGTCCGTGGAGCGAGAGCAACAGCTTCAGTGGCTAAGCTCTCCCAATAGTTGAACATCCTCTGGGCGTCCTTAGCATAGCGAACCAGTCCGCGTATGCGTCTCTCGCCCTTAATATTCAGTTCTTTGCCCCACACCGGGATGAGGGGAATCCATTTACCCGCCCACGGGTTCGGCCCGCTAAGGATTTCAGTGCCGGATATGATATACTGGACCACTCTGTAAGAGTCAACAAGTCGTTCTCTTATCACACCGGGAGGCTTGGGCTCCATTTGCTGTTCCGGTGGCTTTCCATCAGGGCCCTCTAATGGAGGAGTGGTCAATGGGCGCTGGTCCCTCACAGTACCGTCTTCGAAAAGCCAGATGGTCTTCTTCACCGGATACCGAATCCAGTATTCGCATACCCGAACCCGTCCATCCTGGTTCCACAATCCTTCATCAGCGGAGGCCGCTCCTTCAAAGCTTGACGGCTCTGCATCCGGGTACTTGGCAAGGAACTGCTCTTTTGTCATCATATCGGACACGAAAGCGTGCTTAGCATCGCGCCTTGATTTCTTTTTAGCAGCCGGGTCCCAATACACGCTGAGAGGGTTGTCGATGGAACCGATCACAATTTCCTGTTCGAAAATGTCATCATCGACATACTGGGTCAGAACGCGATAGTTCGCCATTCCACAAATGGTGGCGTGTTCGAACGCATGGCTGTAAACTTCTTCCGCATCACTGTTGGATTCTATGTGCCTTACTATTCCTTCGTAGGTCTCCGCAATTTTCGGATCTGCAACATCGTCAACGCCGACAACCTGCATACCCGGTCGGTTTTGAAGCATGTCTCCGACCACTTGGTCGACCTTCTCCTGCAACTTGTTGATGACCAGACATGGCCGACCGTCGTTCTCTCGAACAGCTTTCAGAGTATCGGGCCACTGCTTCCCATCGAAGAATTCGAGGTCCTCGATGGCATGATCCCTGTTCTTGCGATCCGCCTCATAAGCAAGCCTGAACCGCTCTCGTGCGAGCTTAAGAAAAGCTTCTGTTTTCCCGTCCTTACTCTTTGAAGTAGGAAGTAATTCGGGCATTCGATGTCTCCTTATGCCATCCATTTTTCACTTGCTGGTATCTGATGCTCATAAGCTGGCGGTATATAGTCCAGTTCTTCAGACGTTGCCAAATGCGTGAATACCCTAACGGCTCCATATTGAAGAGCATCATGAACGTGTGACCACCTGTTCTTCGCGGGCTTTATACCGTATTGATCGGTGGTTCCGGCAATTCGAGGATAAACATAGCCACCGAGAAATCCATTGGCAAGCTCATAACACAACGGATCTAATACCAGCCCGTCCCGCCGGTCGAGAAGGCGTTGAACACTGTCTATTCTGGCAGTCAGGTTGTTCTCGCTGGGATGCACCTTTATGCCACATACCTCATCCATGAGGGCTGCGTTCGACGTAAAGCCGCCGGTCTTGCTTGGAAATTCATTGGATCCGGCAGGGTCCGCCCATTCTACATAGTCGGCTCCTCGAAAGGCCTGATTGCAGCTTTCGATGACTCTGTCCGTGAAATTGACAATGTCCTCGCGCTCGGTGACAAACTCGCGAAGGACTTCCATTCGATGGGGCTCTGGAACCTGGAAGACCACACAAGCAGGACAGTTTCCTGTATTATCCCACGCGCGATACAGTTGATCCCCAGTCCACTGCAAGGGCTCGTCCGACACGTGAACACGGCGGTCAAAATTGTTGTACACCAAGCGGCCCTTGACAAGCACACCTGGTTTGCCTTCGATGTACATCTCTACCCAATCAGGATAGTCACGGTACATCTGGCGCATTTCATCGTAGTACCCAGGGCGAAGGTTTTCTTCGTTCTCCCCCGGTGGCTGCCAGAATCCATCATGATTTTCGAGTGGCTTGCCCTTCGTTATCGGGCCTGGGGGAGGCGCCTGCCACTCAAAGTTGCTGTACAGCGGGTGGTTGGTATAGGGTGGATTGGTGGTTTCTATGCCATACCGCTCTGGACTCTTTTTCGGAAATCGTCCAGTCCTGCTGAACAGAAGGAGCTTGACCTCCTCGGGAATCTCGATTGACTCATCTATATGGTACCCGGTGATCTCGAGAGACTTAAACTGCTTCACATCTTCGGGCCTGTCACAGGCAAGAAACAGAATCTCCACTTCGAGCGACTCTCCCGCATATGGACCCTTATCGATTTCCCACTCGAGAATGTACCGGTGCTCCTGTTTATAATGACGGCCTTGCGGAAACCACTCGAAATAGGTCCGCTGAGTCGTTGTACGCATCTCTGGAAATGTGTTTCTCACCACGGCCCAACGTGTTTTCTTGATGCCGTATGTCTCCCACAAGTGCTGTGGCAAGAACATGCATACTTCCATTGCCGCGCTTGTAGATTTGCCAGAGCCCATCGGACCTACTATAGCTCTTACTTGGGCATTTGACTCATGAAAAAGTTTCATAGTCGGGGACATCTTATAAGACTTGCGCTCTTCTATCCACCCTTCAGGAACTAGGTCCCTGGTTGTCTCCATCGTCCTGCCTTTTCTTCTTGGGTTTCTTCACGTCGTAGAGAATGACGACCTTCTGGCGGGAATCCACTTCAAGCTTGTCACGCCATTTCTTAGGCTGGCGATTCTTGAGCCAAAATACAGCGGCGTTGGTATCGGGAGGTATCTCTCTTGTGACCGTGCGCTTCTTCTTAAATTTGTACTCTTTTCCTCCACGTACACCCTCTTCCTCTTCTTCGAAACTTTCCTTATATACCTTACCACGAGCCCTGTCGTAAAGCGAATCCTCAATGCCGTGGTCAGCGTGCTCTCTGCTTATCTTCACGGCATCCCGCAATTCTTTGTGCTCAGCCTGAGCACGATAAAAAGCACGCTCTCCGATACCAAGCTCCGCTGCAATCTGCTTGACTGTGGCTCCTTCCCGACACCACCAGCGAATCTCTTCCAGCTTGGGCTTTATCTTTAACTCATAGACTGTCTGCTTTGCTGCCACTCTTATCCTCCAGACGCCCAGCATTATTGAATGGTTTGCCTGCTCGCTGCATACGCCTACGTGCCTCCAACAATGCGCCCACTATTCCGTACAGGTGGTCGCAACTCGATACGCGAAAGTCAAACTTGCACTCTGTGGACCCCGTGAACAAAATCCTCATGGAATGCTTTACACGATCCCACAAATTGGTATACCAATGAGCATCCGCAAACCATGTGGAAGCGCTTATGAGCTCTCCCTCGAATGAGACGACTACATCGTCGGCAAGCTTATCGTATTCTACAGTCAGCAGAAGAGTGCACTTAGGATCGCCGCAGCCACACAACAGGTGGTACAGCGTGATATTTTCTTGTTTAATTTTGCCTGCGCCCTGCGTAACCGGCATTTGCGGCACCCCAGAGATGGGAAAAGGGAGACTGCCCCCAGAGCGAAAAGCTGTCTGCTCCAGGGACACAATATGGAAGGTATGTACAGTCAGGGTACACTTGTTACTACACCGTAGTAACGAGTTTGTTCCATTGCGGATAAAACGGGGGTCATGCAAGAGGATAAAGTTGGTGGCAACGGGTGGATTTGAACCACCGAAGTCAGAGACGCCAGATTTACAGTCTGGTGGCATTAATCAGACTCGCCCACGCTGCCCTTTCTTATTTGGCTTCCGACCCACACTTGCGGCATTTGTTGGTCTTTGGGTCTATGATGCCGCCGCACTTACAGAAGCTGCACGGAGTCACTTGCCTGGGCTGCTTATTGTCGCCCCAGGTGAACTTCGGATCCAGATCGGAGGCATACTCGGCTGGTTCCTGGCCTTCTGGTACGATCTGCTTCACTCCGGTTTCTGTGACTCTCGTACGATTCGGATTAATATTCATGATAAGCCCTTCTGATAAACTGGTTGGCCCGGTGGGGCTCGAACCCACGCGGTTGCTTCGCCTGTCTAAGCTACGGGCCGTGTGAAAATGGGGTGAGGCGGAAAATTGCACTCCGGCTTCACGGGCCACAACCGTGCGTTCTGCTGACTAAACTAGCCTCACCACATTTTGGTGGACCCGCTCGGGGTTGAACCGAGGCCTAACTGCGTGCAAAACAGTCGCTCTCCCATTAAGCTACGAGCCCTTGCTTGGTTGTGCCGGATGGACTCGAACCGTCAGTCTTCCGGATATCAGCCGGATGCCTTACCGTTGACCTACCCGGCTGTTTTGGCTCCTGGAGAAGGATTCGAACCTTCAGCCTTCCGGTTAACAGCCGGATGCTCCACCGGTTGAGCTATCCAGGATCATAGACTGTACTGCACAGCCCATATGTGACTATGCCCTGTTATCAAAGTAGTATACAGCCTGTGAGCTCCATTGTGAACTTGATACGGTGGCCCTCCAGGCGCAATCTGAATTGGCCTAATTGGGACTCCTGAAGCAATGCGGCGAAGCCACTTTATCGTACGCTCTTTCTTCAGTAAGGGAACTCCAACGGCCCTCTGCACAGGCTTTATGTCTTCTATGGCTATTTTCATGGACTGGCGGTGCTCTGAGTCCTTTGTTGGAGCGTCTTCCGGTGCACGGAAGCCAGAAGCGCCCGCTTCTGCAATCCAAGCAAAGGGAATCGAAAACTCCATGCCGTTGTGAACTCCATGCTTAACAAACTTGCTCATCAGTTCCTCTGAGATATGGAACGGGTCCAGGGAATCGAACCCTGCCCTCTTGGTTGGAAGCCAAGTATGCCGCCGACAACACCTTACCCGCTCGCATTTGGTACTCCTGCACGGACTCGAACCGCGAGATTTCTGCTTCTAAGGCAGCTGCCTATTCCAATTCGGCTACAGGGGCTTACTTTGACCTGCCGCTACCTCCACCGACACCTCCGCCACGTCCGTATCCGGGTCCGCCTTTGCTGCACGGACCGGTGTTCTTATTACGCCTGAGAGGTCTTTTTCTGGGCGGTCTGCGTTGATTAAGCTGAGCCATGACTTGTAATTCCTTTCAAAATGGTGCCGAGAGAGGGAATCGAACCCTCACGCCCGAAGGCACCGGATTTTGAGTCCGGCGTGTCTACCAATTCCATCCATCTCGGCATTTTGGTGGGGCCGACAGGATTCGAACCTGCACTGAACCGAGCTTAAATCGGATGCCTCTACCAATTGGGCTACGACCCTCTGTGGGGTCCAGGACCGGATTCGAACCGGCGATCATCAGATTGAAGGTCTGAGGGCTTGGACCGCTCGCCTACCGGGACAAAGTTGGATGACCGGACAGGACTCGCACCTGCTAAGCCGGGGTTGCGGCCCGGCGCCTCGACTCTTTAGCTTCCGGTCAGACCCTGCACTAACAAGCGAAAAAGAATCCCAGCAACAAAGGCCACTATAATAACTACAAAAAGGCACATAGACAGAAACCAACCAGGGACTTCCTTTTCCTTAACCATGTTCACCTCAAAGGAGTTGGTTGCGGGGACCGGAATCGAACCGGCGTAGTCGGGCTTATGAGGCCTGATGGGATACCAATCCACCCCGCGCTCTCTCTGTTTTGGAACCGACAGTAGGCCTCGAACCTACAACCCGCTGATTACAGATCAGCCGCTCTACCCACTTGAGCTATGTCGGCATGTTTTTGGTGGAGGCGGTCGGAATTGCACCGACGTCCGGGTCCTGCCCGCTTGGGCCTTTAGGGGCCCGTCGACCTAAT